GGGGCGGTCCCGAGCTTCTCATGAGCCTCCAGGGATTCATCAAGAAGGTATGTGTGCAAACGGCGGTTTACTGGGGAAATCCCACAGCTGGCGCCGATGGCAACACAGCCTGGGATGACCCTATTGAGTTGAAGGTCCGTTGGGACGATACTATCAATCTGGTTATGAATGCCAAGGGCCAGGAAGTGGCCAGCCAGGCGGTGGTTCTGGTGGCAGGGAAGCTGGAAGTGGACGGGACGGTCACCCCCATGGACCTGGAGGTTGGTGGCCGCATGTATCTGGGGTCGTTAGATGACCTGGATTCGGGGCAGGAATCTGACCCATTGTCGGCGGAAGGGACCTATCCGATAATCCGGTTTGACAAAAACCCTGAATTTAGATCAACCAACAAGTTCGTAAGACAGGCGTATTTATAGGAGTTGGCTATGGCGTTTCTCAAGGGCCTTGACAATGTATTAAAGAACTTAAATCGTGAAATCAAAGCCATTGAAGGCCGCTCCCTGAAGGGTATGGGATTGGCGGTAATGGCAATCAGAAATGATATGGAAACAACCCCTCCTTTAGTGCCGATTGATACAGGCAATCTGCGGGCCAGTTGGTTTGCGGAACCATTAAGCTTGCCTACTGGGCCGGCAGTTATCTTTGGGTTTTCGGCCAATTATGCTGCCTATGTCCATGAGTTGCTTGGCGCTCATTTTCAGCGGCCTGGTGCGGGGCCAAAATTTCTACAAGCCCATCTTAGGCGGACCAAGGAACGTACCTTGCGGATCATTGCTGATAACGCAAGGATTCCCGGATAAGGAACACACATGAACCCGGTATCGAAGGATATTTCTACTATATTGGCTGCAGCAGGTCTCGGGCTCGTGGCAGGTACTAACTTATTCATCGGAGAAGAACCTACTGCCCCGGCCAACTGCGTCACCGTGTATGATACGCCCGGTGATGCCCCCATGCTGACCCAGGACCGCACGGAAAGGTATGACTTCCCCGCCATCCAGGTCAAGGTCCGCAACACCAGTTACCTTAATGCCCAGGCCCTGATCGAGGCCATCAAGGTGGAGTTGCATGGCTTGGCTCATTACGAGCAGGGCGGGGCGTCCTACGAGTTGGTGAAGTGTGATCAAGACCCGTTTTCATTGGGCAAGGATGAGACCGGGAGGTCCATGTGGGTGTGTAACTTCAGCATCCAGCGTAAGCCCCTATAGATTATTTAGGGGTTGGCCCAGGATATATTTATAATAAACCCAATAGGCTTCAATAAGGAGGCGAATTATGAGCGACGCAATCGCAGGCGTGGGCATTACTCTCAGCCGCTACAATTCTGGCACCAGCCAATGGGAACGCCTGGCTGAAATCCTCAGTTATGATGGCCCCAACAAGAAACGGGACACAATCGACGTCACCAATATGGACTCCACCGGCGGCTACAAGGAATTCATCGGGGGTTTTCGGGACAGCGGGGAGCTGAAATGCCCCATGAACTTTACCAGGGCCACCTATGACCTGATGAATGATGACTTTGAGTCAGAGACCAAGCAGACCTATGAGCTGGCCATCCCGGACCCGGACAACACCACCATGTCGTTCCTGGGCCTGGTCACCGACCTGGGATTCAAGGCTGACACCTCCAAGCAGGTCACCGCCGACGTCACCATCAAGGTCAGCGGGGCGATTACCATAGACTCCGGCAGCGGCCCGGCCCCAGCATAAACCCCAATTGGCCCTAACCATGGGCTACATCCCATAGGAGCCTGATCATGGCACTCACACGAGAACAACTGCTAAAGAAACAGGAACTGAAGATTGAAAAAGTGAAGTTGAGCACCGGCGATGTTTATGTCCGCCAGATGAACGGGCGGGAGAAAAACCGCTTCGAGCTGACCCTGGGCCATTGGGAAGACTACAAGGAAGATGGAAAGGATAAAAACCGCTACGTTCGTTCCCTTGAGGATTTCCGGGCCAAGCTGGCAGTCCATACCGTCTGTGACAAGAATGGGGTTTTACTACTTACCAAGGAAGACATTGACACCCTCAGTGAAAACATGAGTGGAGCTGACTTGGAGCGCATTGCCGATGCCGCCCAGGGCCTGAATGCCATCACCGAACTCGACCGTGAGCGCATGGTAAAAAACTCCGGAGGCGCCCCGGCCGCCGCCTCCTCTTCAACCTCTGCTTAGCCGGGGTCGGAGGGGCTGTCCATCCCGATGAGCTTGAATGGATGCTCACTGGGAACCAACTGGCAGAATGGGAGGCGTTCGACAGCCTAGAGCCAGTCGGGAGCTACAAGCATGATTTTCGGCTCGCCAAGTTGGAGAATCTGATTTATGTCTTGGCCTGTGCCTCCAATGGAAAGAAGGTGGACTCCAAGGTCAAGGATTTCATGCCCTGGTGGTTCACCCAATACCTTGATGGTGATGTCAGTATATCCGGCGGGGGACAATCGATAGATGATACGAAGCGAAACCTCCTTCAGTGGGCTAGGCAACACAACCGAATGATTTCCAAGAAGGCCCAGAAGGTTAAACGGGAGAAATGATTTGGATTTGGGGTCTTTGATTGCCACGCTTGGCGTAGATTCTAGTCAACTGCGAAAGCTGGATACCGAACTGAATAACGTTGACCGCAAGGCGGCAACTGCCTTTGGTAATATGGGCGGCCATGCCTCTTCTGCTATGACGTCAGTGGCAGGATTGGTAGGTGTTACCTTGTCTTTGGCTGGGGCCATTGCCCTTGCCCACAGTGCCCTTTCCTCCTGGTATTCAACAATCTCCTCTGGAATAATGAAGGTTGAGGAATTCAAGAAGGAAATGATTTCCACTTCCTATTTGCTTGCTGCTCAGTCCAAGGTCGAAAAACCTGATTTGGGCAAGGCTTATGCCGCATGGGGAGAATATTATAAATGGATGAAATCTGCTGCCTTGGAAGCGGATAAGGCTGCTGCTTCTGGCATGGAAGATATCATGGCAGTTGCTACTCAATTATTAAAGAAAGGAGTAAAGGCCAAAGATCTTGAAGAGTTTAATGTGATTGCCCGCCTCACTGATGTAATGAAAGGGGCCATTCCTGGAATGGCCAGTCTCGCTATGCAGGCCCGAGGGGAGGTTACAGCAATACTTGAAGGGGTAATCAAACCTGGTTCACAAACTGCAATAGTTTTAGCTGGAATTGATTCTGAATTTAAGAAGAATATGGCAAGCGCAAGGGCTGCAGGAAAAGAACTCAAATATTTTAGTGATTTGCTTCCTAAAATTAATCAATATACCTTGGATATGATGGGGACCTTGGATGCGGTCACTTCTTCATTGAAGGCTGCATATTCCGTGGTTCAAGTCAAGGCATTTGGAGATGCCCATAAGGATATCGTAAAATTCATTGGTGACCTGGGAAACAAGATTGTTGAAAATGGTAAACTCACTGCCCAAGGGGAGAAATTTGCCTTGGCTCTTGGTGAAGCTTGGGCTCAAGCTAAGGTGTCGATAACAGAAGCCGTTGAATACATGCTTAATAATTTTCCAAAGATAATTAGTGATGTAAGTAATATTGCTTCCGGTATTGGAAAAATCGCTTCCGCAGCAGCAGGGGCAGTCCCATCTATTGTAAAATTGATAAGTAAATTGGCAGAATTGGCCAGTAACCCACTTACCTATGCTGTCCTGGGGGCATCAGCTGGAGCTATAGCGGGTGGCCCATTAGGAGCCGCTATTGGAGGCACCATTGGATTGGTCGGAGCTGCTGCCATTAAGACTCAATATAGTTTAAAACAAACCACTCCAACCGGTATTGCCCCGGCTGAAGCTCAAAAGAATGCTCTTGGAGCGGCCAATCAAGAAATCATGGCTCGTTATGGGATCACGCCTAAGGCTCTTGAAGGGGTAAGGGCAGGAACAGCAGCCCCTTGGACTCCGGCTTTAAGGCCCCCAAGTGGTAAAGAAGGTAAGGGTGGTGGAGGCGGCTCTGGTGCACAGGAATCTGCCGAGAAGTCAGTTCGCTCATTCATGGAAACGATGTCACAGGCCACGGCCCAGGGTGCCGGAGATACAGAGGCGGTCCTGGCAGCCTGGAAGTCCAAACAGCTCCAGACCCTGAACGAACTAGCGGCAAAAGGCGCCGATATCTCCCAGGCCAAGCTGGCCCTCAATCAGGCGGTGGACGCCAAGCAGCGCAAGATCGACGACGATTTCAACAAGTGGTACATTTCCGGCCTGGAGAACCAATCGGCGGTATTGAAAGCTGAGGAAGAGGAGAAGCTGAAGACCGTGGCTGGGAACGAGGCCAAACAGGCCCAGGTTAAGGAGGTCTACCGGCGTAAGAATGCCGACCTGGATTACCAGGTACAGACCAATACCGCCAACCTGTTCAAGGGCTACCTGGATACCATGGCCCAGTTGTCTCCCACTCTGGAAGGGCAAATTCGGCTAAAGAAGGAATCCCTGGACCTGGAACTGAAGCTGTCTAAGGCCGCCCTGGAACGCCAGATTGACGAAAAGAAGATTACTCCTGAGCTGGCAGACCAGGCCAGGGCCATGGAAGCTCTGGTTGCACAGGCCAAGAAGTTTAACTTGGAGATGGAAAATAACAAGGGGTTGAGTGGTTGGGCTTATGGGCGGGCGAAAGAAGCAGACCAAAGAAGCCCTATCAAGGATATGATGGGAGGCCTAGAGAGCGGTATTTCCGACGCCTGGTCTCAGGGTATAGCTAATGCAATGGCGGATTCCAAGTCTAAGAAGTCCTTTAAAGAAATGGGACAGAGTATTATTCAGAGTATGATTTTGGAAATGAACAAAAAATCCTGGATCAAAGTGTGGGATAAAGTTGCCGATATGCTGCGTCCTGATCCTAAAAAATCAGGAGGGCTTGGAGGCTTGAGTAGCTCCTTGGGAGGGGCCGAAGATATGGCCGGGCTCATGGCTAAAGCCTCGGCAGGCTCAGTTGAGGCCGCCAATAAGTTGAATGCAGCTTCAGGGTGGTTGACGACTTCATCCACTGATTTGACTGGTGCGGCCTCCACTACAAACACTGCTTCCCAAACTTCTTTGGCTTCTGGCATGTCATTGGGACTTTCGGCTGCTGGCCTGGGGCTATCAGCTATCGGGATGATTTCCGGTTCAAAAGAACTTGTCATGGCTGGAACAATATTACAAGTGGCGGCTTTGGCTATAGAAATTGCCGCCGCTGCTCTGAAAGCTGCAGCAGTAATAGAAAGTGCATCTTCATGGATTCCTTTTTTTCATGAGGGTGGCCCAATATATGCCCACGTCGGCTGGCCCAGGCTTCGGTCTGATGAGGTTCCTTTAATTGGTCAGACCGGCGAACGGATGTTGTCTCGTAGCCAAAACCGGGATTATGAAGCCGGGATGCGGGCTGTGGCTGTGGGTGGAAACGGCGGCGGGGGCAGTTCGGTAGTCTACAACCCCACCTACCATATCAATGCCATTGACGCCCGAGGGGTTGACGCAATCCTGGCAAAGCACGGGAAAGCTATGACCAAAGTTATCAACCGGGAAGTGGGCAGGCGGGGCCGGAAAATATAGGGGGCAGGCAGCATGGCAGGTAAAATAATCTACCCTTCCGGAGACTCCTATCAAATTACCTATACGTTCCCCAAAGGTCCAGACCACGGTCATAGGCCTGGGATGCGGCTTGATCTTAACAATAATGCGCGGACCTTGAATGGAACCTATCGGCGGTACGTCGGACCACGGAAGAAAAAATATGAATTAACATTTTCGTTTGTCAGTACAGCCCAAAAAGATTATTTTCTGTCCCTATGGGATTTCCAATGTCCGATTGACCTTTACTTAGATGGGGTTAATCTGGATGCTACGGTGATGATGGTAGAGTGTCCAGATCCCGAATCTCAGCAGACCCCTACTATTACCTGGTCCTTTGACGTGATTTTCGAGGAAGTCTGATGCTCGAAGCCACCGCCGCATATCTGCTTTATGAAGGCCAGGAAATCGGGGCAACCCCCGCTATCCGGGCCTCACTGCTGCGGTACAATTCTGCTGGGGTTCTGCAAGAGACGGTGGACATCACTGAGGACCTCGAATCGGTCGGGACCGTGACCATGGAGGCCCCTGTTGATTTTACTGACCTGGTGGCCGGGGATATGGGCGGGTTGACTGTTAATAATCGCCAGGGCAGTTTCATCAATAATATTTGGGTGCCAGCCCCCAAGTATTCTCCCAACAAATCCTCCTTTATCTTCGCCGGCGTCGATTGGAACAATGTTCAGTTAAAAATTGAACTCGGATGGAATACTGGTGGCTGGTTCGAAGCCGGTTTTGGTGAATTTGCTTGGTTAGATGACGACTTTACCGATTTTATTACCGTTTTTCTGGGAAAGGTTCAAACTTGGGGACCAGTCACCCGGTCGGTATCTGATGGCGTGGCCGACCCGCTGACGGTCGAAATTTATGCTGTCGACTGGATCATGGATTGCTTGCAGAAACGGGTGGCTCTGCCGGACGAAGACGGGGTTTCCAAGCCTTTAACCTATGGCGAGTTTCTGGTTC